AATAAAAAAACCATTTAATCTGCGCTAATGACAAACGACGAGCAAGTACAGCGGCATCGTGGCCGCGCCATGCAGGAAGATCGGCAGACATCTAAAGAACTCCGGGATATTAAGACTCCCCCGGAGATCGCGGATTATGCAGCCCGGCTGAAAGTCCAGGACGACCTGGAAGCGTTTCTTCGAGTAATTTTCTCGGATATCTTTCCGTGGCCGTTTTCCAGTGATCAGATTCGTTCGATCCGTCGGCAACAGCAGATCATCTGCGAAGGCGGCTTGCATCTGGACGCCGAACCGCGCGGCAGCGGCAAGACGCAGCGAGCGATTCGTGCCGGCCTGTGGGCGATTGTGACCGGGCGCAGGCATTACGTCGCGATTGTGGCGGCGACGACGGAGCATTCTAAAAAAATCATGAAGGCGCTGAGGAGCACGGTCCGCATGAACGACGCGCTCTACAAATTGTTCCCGGAAGAAATTCACGGTTTCCCGCAACTAGAGAATCACAATCGGGCTTCATCCGGACAGTTGTGTTTGGGGAAAGAAACGGGCGTCAATCTCGCCCCGGAACAATTAGTCTTTCCCCGCATTCCCGGTTCAGCCGCATCAAACAGCGTCATGTCCGCCTTCGGCATGACCGGCGCGATTCGCGGGCAGTTCCATCAGCGATTGGATGGCGAGATCATCCGCCCCGATCTAGTGTTGCTGGACGATCCGCAGACGAAAGAGTCAGCCGGTTCGGCGGCGCAGACACAAGATCGATACGAAATCATCCATAGCGATGTCCTCGGCATGGCGGGACCGTCGGTATCAATTGCCTGTTCGGCGCTGTGCACGGTGTTTCAATCAGACGACCTTGCCGAGCGATTACTGAAAGACCCCCAATGGCATGGCCAGCGATCGAAGACGCTCAATAGTTTTCCGAAGAACATGGGTGCATGGGATCGGTACTTTGAAAAGTACGTCGAGTTTGAAAAGGAGAATCAACTCAAACAGATCAACATTTATTACGAATCCAATCGTGTGGAATTGGACGAAGGGGCGGAGGTATCCTGGGAATACCGAATCCGCGTTGGCGACGTCTCCGCGATTCAGACGGCCATGCACCTATGGCATCTCCACAAGCCAGCGGGATTCGCCGCAGAATTTCAGAACGAACCGCTGGCTGATCAACTCTCCTCCGACGCTCCGAAGTTTCGCGGTCTGGATGAAAAGGTGACGCACCTGCCACGCGGCGTAGTTCCGGTGTGGGCGAATCATTTGACGGTCGGAATCGACGTCCAGAAACGGTTGCTGTTTTACGTGGTGCTGGCTGTGGGGGATGATTTCACCACCAGCATCATTGACTACGGGGCATGGCCGCAACAGGCGCGGAACTATTTCACGCTGCCGGAAGCACATCCGACGTTGCAATCTGCATCCGGAGCCTCGCAGGACGAAGGAGCTTGGCGATGGGGTCTGGATACGCTGACGACGTTTCTGATCGGGCGGAAATGGGAGCGTGAAGGCGGCGGGGAGATGATGATCAGCTGCGCGATCGTGGACGCGAATTTCGGAGCATCGACGGACACGGTTTATGAATTTTGCCGACGCACGAACTTCGGCGGAATCGTGTTCCCGTCGCACGGACGAGGTATTAAGGCCGGCGATAGGCCGATGGATCAATGGACTCGGAAGCCGGGCGAACAACACGGATTTCACTGGCTGATCACGCACGGCGACAACCGGCGCGCCATTCGTCACGTCATCGGGGACGTGAATTTCTGGAAGACGTTCATGGCGCAGCGGGCGGTGGCGCTGCAAGGGGAATCCGGCTCGCTGTCTGTCTTTGGCAATCGGCCGGAACCGCATCGGCTCTTGCTCGATCACCTTTTGGCGGAGAGCGCGACACCGACATTCGGTCGCGGCCGTGAATTATGGGAATGGCGGGCGCGGCCTGGCGCCGACAATCATTGGCTCGATTGTCTGGTGCTGGCTGGTATCGCGGCTTCGATGCTGGGTTGCTCCCTGATGGGCTTGCCATCAGGGAAGAAATCGCTAAAGCGCAAATTATCGACATCCGAAATTCAGGAGCGGCGGGCCGCGCAGTGAGCGGCGCTGACATGATGGCAGCCGAACCCCCACCGAAAACCGACAACCCCGGAGTTTGTTGCCCGCGGTGCGGATGTCGTCACTGCCCGACGGATTTCACTCGCCGCATCGGGACGCGCAACATCCGGCAGCGCCGTTGCCGCGCCTGTAATCACCCGTTTCGGTGCTCAGAGCAGGTGATTCGCCCGGAAACGTGATTATTTTCCGTCGCCGCGCTCGGGTGGTATGCAAGACCCGTCGGTCGCATATTGCCGCACTGCGAGAAACTTGCCCATCATACGAGGAACGAATTCCGTTCCCGCAGTTGTATCAGCGATGACAGACGCCGAACGACAAGCCATTGTAAACACAGCGATCACCGAGCCGAACGCCGCACAGGTCGACGGGCTATCTGTGACGAATCGACCTATCGGCGATTTGCTGGATGCGGTTTCACGCCAACGCGCAAACGATTCGGCCTCAAAAAATCATCGCGGCATCCGGTTCAACAAGTTGGTTCCACCGGGGGCCAACGGATGAAAAATCCACTCATGGCACTCGCCGGTCTCTGGCCGCGTCCCGCACAGAAAACCAGTCTCCGCGAACTGAAAGAGATCGCGGCCATTCGTCAAGCTGGCCGTCTGCGCGCCCGTTATGACGTGGCGCAGACCACGACCGACAACAAAAATCATTGGGCCAATGCCGATAACCTTTCGGCCCGCGCCGCGAATTCGCTGGCGGTCCGTCGCACGCTCCGCACTCGATCGCGCTACGAAGTCGCGAACAACAGCTATGCCGCCGGGATGATGCTCACGCTGTCGAACGACATCGTCGGCAGCGGTCCGCGGCTGCAAATTCAGACGCCGGATTCCGATTACAACTCGTTGGTCGAACGCGAATTCGCCGCCTGGCAGCGCGACGTTCGATTCGGCCAGAAGCTCCGCACGATGTGCGTCTCCAAACCGCGCGACGGCGAGGGCATCGCCCGTCTCACGAGCAATCCGAATCACGAATCACCAGTCTGGCTCGACTGGGAACTGATCGAAACCGATCAGATGACGACGCCAGCGCTGGTTCCGACCCGCGATCATGTCGACGGGATCTGGTTCGATGCTTATCAGCAGCCGAAATTCTACGACATCCTCGATCAACATCCCGGCGACTTGGACCAAGCGCCGATGAATTTGATTCCGCGTCAGATTCCTGCCGCGAACATGATTCACTGGTTCCGCGAGGATCGACCGGGTCAAAAGCGCGGCATCCCGGAAATCATGTCGGCATTGCCGCTCTTCGCACAGTTGCGCCGATACACGCTGGCCGTGATCGCCGCCGCGGAAACAGCCGCCGATTTTGCAGCCGTCATTTCGTCGCAGATGGACCCCGACGAAGGGGATGACGTCGCAGCGCCGTTCTCCGAATTGGACATCTCGGCACGGATGCTGTTGACACTGCCGAACAAAATGCAGTTGCAACAACTCAAAGCCGAGCAACCGGCGACGACTTATGGCGACTTCAAGCATGAAATCTTGTCGGAAATTGGACGAGTTTTGTGCATGCCGCGCAACATCATTTTGGGCGATAGCTCAAACTATAACTACTCGTCCGGCCGTCTCGATCGGCAATTGTATTTCAAGTCGATCGGCATTACGCAAGTCGATTGCGAAGCGACGGTCCTGGACCGGCTGTTCCGCGAATGGTATCGCGAAGCCGTTTTACTGGGAATTGCCGAGCCGATTGACCTCCGGTTGCGTCCGTGGTCCTGGAGTTGGGACCCGGCGGAAGACCTCGACCCGACGAAATCGGCTCGCGCGCGAGTCGAAGCCCTCCAATCGGGCGCACTCAGCTATCAACGCCTGTTCGGCGAACTGGGCCTCGACTGGCAGGTCGAGCAGCAACAGCAGGCGGAAGCGCTGGGCCTCACGCTCGACGAATACCGAAAACTTCTGGTTCAAAAACTGTTTGTAACGAAAGCATCGACCGCTAATCCAAACGGCGTCGATCCGCTTTCCGCGCGGCGTCGCAAACACCTCTCGTCCTCCAGTCGGAGGACGTCCGTATGAAACTGAAACTGACGCTGCGTTGCATCGGATCGTTGGCAAAACTTACCGCCGCCGCGTCTTCGGTGGCGTTTGAGGGATCGGCGTATAACGGCGGAATAATGTATCCGTCCTGCGACGGCTTGCCGCCTGGAACGCCCGTCGTCCTCGACCTCGACACGCTCACAATCCCGGATACCGTTCGCCCGGTCCTGGACGATCACGACGCCACTACGGACGGCGTGATCGGCGAAACAAAGATGCTCGCCGTGCGGAAATCCGACTACACGCTGCCGGTCAACGGCGTCCTGTACCCGGACAAGCCGCGAACGAAAAACCTGATGGCCGCGAAGGATCATCGCTGGCAACTGTCCGTCGGCGTCGAGCAATACACGCTGGAGAAAATCGCGGCCGGTCGCAGCGTGAATGTGAATGGCCGGACGTTCCAAGGTCCGCTGGTGGTCGCGCGAAACGCTTATCTGACTGATCTCTCGTTCGTCGCCGTTGGTGGCGACGATTCCACCTGGGCGCGCATCGCAGCGGCCCGCGCCCGACGGCTCCGAGCCGCACACACAGGAGTGAATCCCATGACGTTTGATCAATGGCTCGCCAATACGTTCGCGATGGACGCGAAAACCCTGACGCCGGAACAGACGACCAAGTTTCAGGCGATGTTCGACATGGAAATGGCCGAACCGGCGGCTGACCAAGCGATTGAAGCCGCCACGGGAAAGCCTGCGGCATCGGTGACGCAACCCGCCGCGCAATCCGCCGCGCAACCCGCCGCGCAACCCATTGTGCAACCCGCGCCGGTGGTCGCCGCCAGTCGCACAACCGTCAAGGACAACGCCATGATGTTCAAAATGGAAGCTCGCCGCATCGCTCAAATCGAGCGGATCACGGCCGGACACGACGACATCTACAACAAGGCTGTCGACGGCGACTGGACGCCGGAGCAGACGCGAGACGCCGTCGAACTCAAGACGCTGCGAGCCGGCCGCGCCAAGCCCGGCGCCGTCGCCAGCGGAACGACCAAGGATATCGATGCCGCGCTGCAATCGGACACGCTCCAAGCCTCACTACTGCTGTCGTCCGGGATGCCGGAAGTCCGTGTCGCGAAGTTGTTCGCCAAGCGCGGCAACGCCGAGCGGATTCTGAACGACGCGATGGATGAGGATCATCGTGGCATGTCGTTCCAACGGCTATTCGACCGCTGCATTCGCGCAGCCGGAGAAACGCCGCATTCCAACCGTGAAGGCCGAACATTTCTGGAGTCGGCCCGTAACTCCAATCGCCAATTGAAGGCGGCCGGCTTCACGACGATGACGATTTCGTACATCCTGGAAAATTTCGCGCAGAAAACGCTGCTTGACGGCTGGGACTCGATGCAGGCGAAATGGAAGGAGTTCTGCGTGATGCGTAGCAACGTCGATTTCAAACCGCACAGCCGTTACGCGCTGGATTTCACCGGCCAATTCCGCAAGGTGACGCCGAAGGGCGAATTGCAGCATGTATCGCTCAGCGATGCCCGATACACCAGCACGCTCGACACCTTCGGGGCCGTGGTAACGCTGGATCGCCAGACCTACATCAACGACGACCTGGGGGCGTTCACACAACGGCTGTCCGAATTGGGCATGTTGGGAGCGCAGTCGGTTGAGGAAGCGGCGTTCACGCTGCTGCTGGCGTCCATCGGTTCGTTCTTTTCCGCCGGCAACGGCAACTACATCAGCGGGGCGTCTTCCGCGTTGTCGGTGGACAGCCTGGCTACGGCGCGGAAGTCGTTCGGCAATATGGTCGGCCCGAACTCGAAACCGATCAACGTCGAAATGACGAAGCTCTTGGTCGGGACCGTGCTCCAGACGGCAGCCGATGTGATCTATCGTTCGGAGTCGATCCAGTTGGCATCGTCCACCGTCAAGACTCCGACGCGGAATGCGTTTTACAATATGTTCAACCCGATCGCGTCGCCCTACCTCAACAACACGGCGATCAAGGCTCAAGACGACGCCGGCAACCTGTCCGCGATCAGCGGACAGTCGGATACGCTCTGGTTCGGCTTCGGACAGCAGGGCAATCGTTCGGCGATGTCGGTTGCGTTTCTGAACGGAGCGCAATCACCGACCGTGCAGAGTCAACCGGCTCCTGAAATCGAAATTCTCGGCGAGCAGTACCGGGCCTTCATCGACTACGGCGTGGCCACCGAGGATTACCGGCTCGGTTTCTGTTCGGCGGGTGTGTAATTGTTCGACTCGATTTAACGACCGGATGAATCACTGACCAGACCGCAAATCACAGACTAAGGAAACGAATCATGGCTCAGACGCCCAGCAAACTCTCCCGGAGCAGCCGTGGCGTGAAATACACGCCGGGTTCCGCTGTCAACGCCGGCGATGTGGTCGTTATCGGGACCGTGCCGATGATCGCTTCCGGAAATATCGCGGCCAACGTGGAGGGCGATCTTGAAATGGAGGGTGAATGGGACTGTCCGAAAGACACGTCCACATTCTCGCAGGGTGACGCGGTCTACTGGAACGCCACCGGCAACCCGGTCACGGGAACAGCCGGTTCAGGCTGCATGACGTCGACTGCGTCCGGCGCTTCCCTGGCTGGCCTGGCCGTGAAAGCCGCTGCGACCGGAGTCTCATATGTCAAAGTGGCGCTCACCGCCGCGAAACGAACAACCACGATTGCCGGTGCCGTTACCGCCGACGATATCACCGGCTCGGATTCGTCGCTTGGTATTTCGGGGTTGGCTGGTTCTGCGAGCGCTGGCGGAGCAGTCCCGATCATCGGCGGGGCCGGAAACGGCTCCGGCAATGCGGGCGGCGCGGCGGGGATCACCGGCGGAGCGGCTGGCAGCGGCAACGCGGCCGGCGGAGCGGTCAATCTCACAGGCGGAGTCGGAGCCGGAACCAGTGCCGGCGGAGCGGCGCCCGTCGCAGGCGGAGCATCCGCGGCGTCATCCAGCGGCAACGGCGGTGCGGCCAGTCTGACTGGCGGAGCACTCGGCACGTCCGGTACCGGCGTCGGCGGCGATGTCTCTGTCACCGGCGGTGCGGGTCGATCCGGCGGCACGGCTGGATCAGTCACGATTGATGCCGGCGCGGCGAATAGCGGCACGGCCGGGACAATCAGCATTGGGGCCACGAACGCCGGCAGTATCACGTTGGGGGCTGCGAGCATTCCGGTTATTGTTCCGGGGCCGATCACACGAGCCGCCGGAGGCTCGACGGCCGCCGCGGGTACCACGACAGCCGATGCCACCGCTTTGCCGTCCGGCACGGCCAACGTCTACCCGACGACCGCCGCCGACGATACAAAGGGTGTTCGCGTGGCGGCCTCCGACAAAGTCACGGGCCGCACGATGTTTATCGGCAACGGCGTCTCCAACAAAATTCTGAAAGTCTACGCGCCATCCGGCGGCACGATCAATGGAGCCGCGGCGGACGCGGCGTTCAGCAGCGGGAGCGGCAAGGGCGTGATCATGCACTGCCTCGACAGCGCCGGCAACACCTGGCTGGCGTGGTAATCCAAGGGAAAGAATGAACGAATCGCAACTCTACGAACAGATTGGCCGGAAGCAATCGCAGCTTGAAACTCAGGATGTTGCCTATTCGTCGCTGCTCGCCGTGCTGGCGGCTGTCGCCAGCGGGGAAATCGACCGGGTGCGGGTGACGGTCGACCTCGAACAACGAACATGGGTCGTCGCTGCGCCGATGGAAGGAAAAGCGTTGGGCGATGTCGAACATGCTGGCTAACGGGGCGGATTTTCTGGCGAGACAACTCAAAAGTCATGCCGCCGGGACGGTTTCGCTGAGCGACGGGACGTATTCCGTTTCTCTCAGTGCGACCGTGGGCCGGACGGAACTTCAGTTACAGGACGCATCGGGGAATGTGATCGAATGGAAGTCGGTCGATTTCATCATCACGGCTGCGGATTTGATTCTGAACTCCGCGAAGGTTCAGCCGAAACGGGGCTGGAGAATCACGCGGCCGGTCGGAAGCGGGAGCGAGGTTTACGAAGTTCAATCGCCCGGGAATGAACAACCCTGGCGCTGGGTCGATCAATCACAAGTGATAATGCGGATTCATACGGCGAGGACGGCATGATTTACCAGGTGATTCGAGATTGCGAAATCGCTGGCAAGCCGTACAAAGACGGCGAGACGTTCGACGATGCCGGAGTCGCGGTTGCCGACGTGGTCGCCGCTCACGAGCGTGGCTGTCTCTATCCGAGAATGCCCGTTGCGCCTCCGCCTGTCGTCGTTGAGGAATCCAAGCCGTGACGTCGACAGTCGACGTGATTTGCGATGCTTTGGTAACGGCGCTTCAAGCCGTCAATTTCTCGTCTCTGTGGGGGTATACCGGTGCTGTTTCGATTTCTGCGATGAGCCTGCCGCAATTCGACCTCTTGAACGCCGTGGACACGCTGCAAATCAAAGTCGCCGCTTATCCGAACGTCGACATGAAACGCATTGATCGGCATTTAGTACAGGGGGATCAGAAGATCGGAATCGCACTCGTCAAGAAGCTGAAAGTGACTGACGGAGTGCCGGACGAGACGGATTTCCGCTCCCTGAAAAGTCTGGTGGAGTCGATGCACCAATGGGCATGGAGCGCACCGGCAAGTTATGCCGGGAAGATTGTCGATGTCGGGTTCCCGGCATGGTTCGATTTCCAAAAGGCCAAGGGTTCGCCAGCCATTTTTCTGTCGATCATCAATCCGGTTTATCGCCTGGGGTTCGAACCGTGATCTATCGGACAGTGATTGAATGGTTTCCCGAACACGTCCTGCAACCGATGCAGGAGGCGACGGAGTCCATTTTGATCAAGCTCGGCGCTTTCATTCGGGTGCGAGTCCGAAACTCGCTGCAATACAGCCGAAAGGCAAGCCAGCCGGGACAACCGCCCGCGGTTCACAGAATCCATCGCAAGTCTTACCAGCAGTCATCTTCCCCCCTGCGTGATTTCATCCTTTTTGACGTGAATCGCGTCGATTCAGAAATCACGGAAATGGTTGCCGGCCCGGCTGCGATCACCGGCCGAACCAGCGCGGCTGAAAAACTGGAAAAAGGCGGAACGGTCAAAACGAAGTCCGGCGCCACGATTTCGATCCGGCCACGGCCTTTTATGGCCCCCGCATTCGAGGCCGAGACGATGGGCGTTTCCGAAATGTGGTCAAATGCAATTTGAAAGGTAAATCATGGCAATCAATTATCAGCTCGGGCAGGAGGCCATCCTGTATTACGGCGCCGCCGGTACGACGGCCGCTACGGCGTTCGGACTCGTGAAAACCGCAAATTGGGGGATCGAGCGCAACGCAGTTGAGGGGAACTATCGCGATTCCATTTATACCAATACACGGTCCGGGCAGGCGAAGTTGCCGACCGGCTTCACCTGCCGCCGAAAGACCGCTGACACCACATATCAGGCGCTGAAGGCGGCCGTGAAAGCCGCGGTCAACAATGTCGTGGCGCTGAAGTTCATTTCTGTTTCCGGGGGGACTGATGAAGTTATCGATGCTGATTTCGCGATCCTGAAATTCAACGCTGATGAAAACATGGACGAATTCCAGGAAATCAAAGTCGAATGCGCATTGAACACCGACACCCGCGCGCCAACCATCACGTAAGGGAATCATGCGGATCATTCAGGACAACAATGGCGATTCGTGGGAGCTACATCTTGGCCTTGACGAGTATCGACGGCTGCGATCCGAACTCAAAATCGACCTCGCAATGCACAATGCTTCTGGCGCGTTCGGCGGCACGCTCAGCACCGAATTGATGATGTCGGCGGCGATGTTCCTGGATGTGCTGTTTGTCCTCTGCTCTGCACGCGCAGCAAACAAACGGACGAGGAAAGAGGATTTCGACGCGGCGTTTTTCGGCAAGGCAACTGCGCCGGCACGGGAGGCGTTTTTCGGAGAGTGGTCGGATTTTTTCCTGAACCTGGATCAAACGCTGGACTCGAAGATCGTTTCCAACGTGCCGGTGGGCTGGCAGATGGTTCTACAACGCGGGTTGATGCTCCAGGAACAGGAACTTGGACGGCCATCGACTACCTCATCGAGCGGTGCGCCGGAATCTGCTGTCTCGAACACGTCGGGCACCTGACGTTGCGGCAGTTGTTGGAGCGCGCCAAAGCGCGAAAGCAATTGGAATGGGCGCAAACGGCAAGGCTCGCTTACCAGACTTATCAAGTCCTCCGCGGAATCGCCGCTTCGTTCGGCGGGAAGCAACTGCCGGATATTCCTGAAATCGCATTCAACCCCATGCGGGAGGATTAACCGTGGGCGGAGCAGCCGGAGCGATTGAAGCCGGAAGGGCATTCGTCAGTCTGTACGCGGACATGACGGAACTCGCCGCGGGACTGAAAAAAGAAGGACCAGCGGTTGCCGCGTGGGCTGCGGGCGTCGGCAAGGACGTCAGCGACAAAATCTCCGGTGGATTTCAATCGGCAGCGGCCTCGGCGGCTGCGCTCGGCTCGCAAACTCACGCATCCATGGCGCAGGCCAGCACGTCGATCAACAACGTCGGCGCGGCGGCATTTCGCGTGCCGTCGGCGTTCGGTGCGGCGTCCGGCTCGCTCAAGTTCATCGTCGGAAATCTCGGCAACATCGGGCGGGCAGCCGGACTTGCATCGTGGGGGTTATTCGGAGTCTCACAAGTGATGCGGGCGATGGGCAAGGATACGACGCAAATCGACAAAGTGAAAACCGCTCTTTCCCGCATCGGCTGGGCAGCTTTCGGCGCAAATATGGCAATCAATGGGATGTTGCTCCCCCTTCGCGCAGTTGGCGCGGCGTCACAACTGATTGGCGGCGGAGTGCGCCGCATCGGCGGGATGTTACAAGGCGGCGGGAGACTCGGTTCAATCGCGTCAATGGGGGCGATGGCCGCCGGGCCGGCCGCATCCGTCGATGCGGAATCTGGCGTCGCCGAGGGCGAGAAAAAGAGTGGCGGTGGCTTCGCATCGTCGCTGATGCCGATTCTGACGGGGCTGGCCATCGCCGGTCCGGTCGGAGCGGCGGCGACCGGCCTGGGAATGTGGATCGCGGGCGCTCTCAGCCGCGCGGGGAAAGAGGGCAGCAAGGGATTTTTCGGTGAGCTGATCGACAGGGCGCAGGCGTGGGGCGCGTGGTTCGGCGGAATGTGGAGTCAGATTTCCGCGAAGTTTAAGGCAGTTTTCGGCGGCATGATATCGTCGGGGGAATCGTTTTTGACACAACTCGAAAAAGCGTTCATCCCGCTCACGCACGCAATTGAAAACGTCTGGCTGCCGGCATTCCTGGGTGCGATCGAATACGTCGGATCGTTTTTCAAGATGAACACGGATCAGATGGGCGGCTCATGGTCCGCGTGGATTCTGGATTCGATCAAGGCACTGGCGGAATTCGTCGGCAACTTCGACCTCTATTTCCAGATTGCACAGCAAGCCATCGTGCTGTGGGCTGCAAACGCCATCCTTCGTTTCGGAGATTTCTTCGCCAACGTCGGCGAGTGGTTCGTCTGGTTCGGGAGTAATTGGAAAAGCGTGCTGCTGGATGCCGGAAATCTCGTTGTCAGTTTCGCAACCAATATGGCGACGAACTTCATCAATGGATTCAAAGCGATTATGGACTTCGCCAAAGGCAAGGGCTTCAAGTTCGAGGCGACGAATCCGCTGAAAGGCTTCGAGAGCAGCATCAAGGAGCTTCCGAAGCTGACAAGAAGCGCGCTGGGGGAAACGTCTCCGGAACTTGAGTCGCTGTATAAAAAGCTGGGAGAGCGTCAAAAACAAGCGGCCGAGGTAGGCCATTTGATCGCGGGCGTGAATAAGACGGCTGAGGCTGAGAAACAAAAGAGCGTCGACACAAAGTTCGGCGCCACGACGTCTCAGTCTCAGGAAGCCTATTCGATGCTGGCGAAACTCCAAAACCAGTCCGGCGGCAAAGACCCGGTCCTGGAAGTCAATAAGCAGCAACTCGCCGAACAGAAAAAAGCCACGAAGGCGATTGAAAAGCTGCAAGACAAGGTCTTCGGCGGACTCAAGGAGTTCGCCATCCCATGACCGTTCTCTCGGTGCATGATATCGGCGGGACGACCGGCTCCTCAGTGGGCCTGCAATCGGAATACGAGCGACATTTCGAGGTGCGTACCTCCGTCGCCACGGACAGCGAAAATGTCGTTGGGCCGGCGGTTGGCATCGCGTATCTCGATCCGCATCCGACGAACTGGTTCGCACGCTGCACGGAAATTGAAGTCACCCAGGACAGCACGAATCCGACGTTCTGGCACGCAAGGGCGAAATACAAAACGCTGACTCGCACCAGCGAACAAGAGCAGCGGGCCAACGAACAGAACCCCACAAAACGCAAAATTCGCATCTCCGGGAATTGGGAAAACATCCGCGTGCCGGTGCCGGCGGACCGCGACGGAAAGATCATCAAGAATTCCGCCGGGCAAGTCCCCGATCCGCGTCCGGAAGCGGACGCCTATCTCTCGAATTATCATTTCGAGGCGGACGTATTCCCGCTCCCCGATTGGGTCGATACCTACCGCGGTCGGTACGGCTGCATCAACGATGCGTTGTTCAAGATTGTCCTGGAGTCCGACCAGACGATTACCGTCAAGAATGGCTGCGCGAAACTCCACGGAGTGCGTCATTCCAATTTGCAATACGAAAACGAGTTCCCGTTTTTCGGACTCAACTTTGATTTGACGCTGCGGGACGCGCCGTTTACCGACACGACGAAAGAGGGTTGGGTCTACGATTTCGTCGATTCCGGCCTGATGCAGTTGCCGGACGATACCAGTTCCGCACGTTTCACGAATGCCACGACGGACGCCAGCAGCCTCGTTCTGTCATTTGTCAGCACGTTCGGCGTCCAAGTCGGGATGGATGTCAGCGGATACGGGATCGAAATAAACACGACAGTCCTCTCAAAAACCGATACGACGGTGACGCTGAGCTTGGTCACCAGTTCTTTTTCCGTGGCGTCTGGAAACACGATCTACTTTACCACGCGCGGAACGGCGAAGCTGGAACACATCCAGGACATGTATCTCCAGCCCGTGACCTCGGCGGTTTTGCTGAATGGCAGCGGCCGAGCGATCAAAGACCCGACGACGACTGATCCGGTCATCCTTTACAAAAACATCTACGCGCTCAAGGATTTTTCGATCCTGCCGGGGTGCAAGGCATCGTGACTCATGGCCACCGGATTTTCTGACCGCGATTGCGAGCGGATTGCCAGGACAGTGGCGGCCCATGAGCATGGGACGCAGTCGCTGGAACCGGCATCGCCACGGCAATTCCCATCGCAAATGATCCTGCGCGGGAAGCCGGTCGCCAGCATTTTCGCCGGCACTTCGGGCGATGTCGCAATTTACGATGGGTTGACGTCGGACACAATCGCCGATAGCGGGCAAGTCGCCCCGAGCGTCTACAACCGCGGTGGAGACGTTGCGCCAGGCGATTGGGTGAGCTTCGCGAAATTTCGCGGTGGCTGGGAAATCCTGTCGGGTGGCTCAGTATCTTTCAAAATTGGCAAGGCCGACGCCGCGATCTCCAAAGGATCATCCGGCATCGTATCGCTCTGGGACTTGCCGTCGTCCCCATGGAGCCTGTGTCCCGACGGCGACGGGACGTTGGGTGGCTGGACAACCGAAGCTGGATCTGCAACCAATGTTTATAAGTCGGTCCATGACGACCCATCAGAGCCGGACGACACGAAGTACGCGAAGAACACGACGGTCTCGAACGCGATGTTCTTGAAGCTCCGGGACACGCCGGCGAATTTCGACGTTGCCACTGCGGTTTCAATCACGATCCGATGCAAGCGCACGGGAGACAAGTCGATTCGCGGAGTCAGAATCTACAAGGCTGATGAGTCCACTCCCCTGACGGCCGATGCGACGATCACCGATTCATCGTCGTTCACGAACTACACCGTCAAGCCGAACCTCACCGGCGATACCGACAAGACGTCGTGGGACGGCGCGAGGATCAAGATTGATACCGGGAGCGGCGGCACGACGGGAGAGATCCAGATTTCAGCCGTCACAGTGTTCGTGAGCTACAAGAAACTCGATGCGACGGCGACTTGGACGGATGTTGTCGACACCTGCAAGAACATGAAAGCCTATGCGCGGCTTGGTGCCGTGAAGTTCGGGAAATGGGTCTACGTTTACCGATTCGCACAGGGTTACGAAGTCGTCAACGCGGAGTGCTGATCGTGTGCTGGCCGTGCTGTCATCCGTTGATCTGGCGATTCGATCCCGATGGAAATCTGCTGTGGACGGTGGATTGGGACACGCCGGTCAAGGGTTGGGTGACACAACGACAGATCAACGGTGTGGCGACAGACGGAACGGATATTTATGCGGTGGGCAGCCGCGCGTCATCGACGCCTTACGATCCCGTAGACGCCTATTCTGTGGTCTGCCTGGACCCTGATGGTTCCGAGAAATGGCGGCATGACACCGGGTCGGAAGCGACCTGTGTAGTTTATTGGCCAGGCGTTGGCGTATTGATTGGACACGAGCCATCCCATGCGAGCAGTGATGATGTCGCGTTTACGGGTGGTCCCGGTTTTATTTCGGATGAACAATTAAACCCGTTTTCGACGCCAGCGGTTTCACCTGCGGCAACGCAAGCCTACGTCAACTCAATCCCGCGAATTGCCGGCAAGATCACGATTACCGGATCGTCTTATGCGGGTGGCGCGTCGTTTCATTTTCACTCCAGCCTATTCGGTCCATCGGGAAGACGACCTGTCATTTCCCTTCTTGGCGTCACCTATTCTCCGATCGCCAGTGCCGCAAATTACACGTTGCTTAATCCAGCGGACGGCTCGGTCATCTGGCAAAAATTGATTGGCGGATCATTCGTGTCGGGCGCGCTCATTGCGGATTT